GTGCACCGGGGAGGAAAGATTAACTCCAAGAAGAACCCTCCCGGTCCCCGGTGTTTTCTGCACGCAGCGTCTTGGACACCTGCGGCAAACCTAATAACTGACTAGCTTCTCCAAAAACTGCACCTCTTGTGTGCGCTTCCCTGCTTCCACTCCGAGCCTATATAGGTCGCTGCAGATGTACGCTGGGTCTGCTTCACCTTCGCACAAAGAGTGCAGCATGTGATGAAAGGAATCACAGTGCATCAGCGCATTGTTAAAGTGCTCCATAGGTTCTGGGCCAAGGGTTTTGAGTTTCTCTACACTCTCTTCAAACATAGATACGAGTCCCTTGTCATACTCGCAGGTGCAGGGCATACGCTTGGGAACTACTGAGCGTTTACTTGTGGTTTTCTTTCTCATGCCAAGCCTCCTCAGTGTGCTGAAGTTCTACAATGTCGTCTTCAATGATGTGTTCTCGGTAGAGCACGTACAGAGTTACGATGAGTCCTAGGATGGAGGAGATGCTGCCGATAAGTTGTACCCACAGGATCATCGTGTCCCTCCACACCTCTCGGTGTCGTACTGAGTCAAGTATTGCAATGCTAGGGATGTCCACGTACCTTCTTTGGGTACGAACGGATCCGCTTCTTTAAGGAGACCCTCCAGATAGCCTATGCGTGTGTTACATCCGTCACAGAGTAATCCTCTGACACATTTGCCACACGTGTACCGAGTATCAATGCAAGGGCAGCACGCGTGGTCATGGTCAACATGCAGTCGTCTATCAGTTGGTACAACGATACAGAGCGCACAATGCCCACCCTGTAATTTTAGGGTTTCATTGTACCATTCTGTGCTCCTCTTAAATCTTCCTTTGAGTCTACGTTCTGCTCCCAATCTTTCTTTCTCTTCGGGAGACTTAGAGTGCCAGTGAGCACTGGCACGACGTTTGGCTTCTTCCTTGTTTTCTGCTCTGAATACAGCAGAACGTGCCTTAGAGTCTTCTCGCCGCGCTTCTTTGTTCTTCTCGTAATACGCTTTGCTGTATGCCGCCTGCTTATCTTCCGCAGGCACATTCGCATATTGTGGTTTTGGGTTTCCTTCTACTCTCATTTTGTTCTCCTCTGTCAAGGTAGAGCGGGAGACCTGTGACAGCAGATCTCCCTACTCTTAGTGTACTATAACCGTCGTCACAGTACAAATCAAACTGTAAAACCAGTCTAAGTCCTTTAGGGTCAGACTGTTGGGACCGCTGCGTTCTGGACATATAAACCAGCTCGCGGGGCGGCGTTGGCTAAGTTACTTGGTTTGTTACACTTACAAGGTAAGTGGCACAGTCATTTCTGCTGTACTCTCATGGTTTTGTTCCCATGAGCACGGACTATTGCATCACCCTCGCGGGCGTTTCTTCGCTTAGTCTCTCACGGTCCCTTGCGGGTTCCGCCTCGTTGGCATTTCAGCGTTCGAGTCAATCAGAAGAAATTTATTCTGCTCCAACTTTTCTTAAAAGCAGGTGTTGTAAGCAAACATGTGCGAGGTCAAGTAGCTCGATGTTCCTGCCTGACCATTGATATCGGGCACGGGTGCGACCACGTTGCCTCCACCAAAGTCATACAGTTCCAGCGGGCTCAATTCCCCAATGTACCAGTTGTCAAGTACCAACAGGTCCATGCGATTGTTGATTGCTGTCCAGCTCTTGTGATACTTACGTCCACCAAAAGTCAGTTATGTTGCGCTCGAATCGTTTCCATTCGAACTCTTGCAGTTACCTGCAAGCTCAGACTATATCATCATCCTTTTCAGGATGCAGAGTGCTTCGAGTCCACTTGGACCCTACTCCCTTGCGGGATAGTCGTTGCACCTTCCGATTGTAAAGCGGCTCGGCTCATGATTGACCCTTACGGGTGTTTCCATGAATTCTCTCTGTTATCATTCACACATTTCTGTGCGAAGGGACTATTTTGTTAATCCGAAAAATACTTCTTGCTCATGTCGAGGGTTTTGTCGCCCTTGATTTCCTGAGCATTCGCAATCTGAACATTATACATCAGGTTGCTCTGAGCGAAAGCCTGCTCAGGCGGGCCGTACCAAATGCCCGACTTGATGCTCTCTGCATCGGGACCGAGTGCACGTCCGAGGAGAACCTCAGCGCGCTGAGCGATGCCCGGGGTGATTGCCGCTCCACCCAAGTTGATGGTGGGGGTAGACAAACGACCGGGGTACGTCGCACGGTTCAGACCAGCGATAGTGCCGGTGTTGGAGTTCACGTCCCAAGCACGGATGCCCAAGAGGGAATTTCCTGCACCGTACGTGGCACCGTTGACTACAACAAAGTCTGTGACAGCCAGACCGATGATGTTGGCCAAGTTGGTGCTGAAGAACAGCGTGTTGCTGGGGCCGTCAGAGTACGAGATCGTCGCAGGCCCACCAGCGCGGAGAACACCACCCGTGCTGTAGAAATTGACCTGTTGCTGATCCGTAAACGCCACTGCGACGTTCATGCCAGCGATGCTGGATGCCGCGCCTGTGGTAATGACAGCCGCTGCGGGGATCTGATCGATCATGCCCGAGCCATCGCCATTGATGAGACCTTCGATGCCCTGCATTGCGGCGTCGAGAGAGTTCTTCATTTCCTGAGCTTTACAATTTGTTATTTGAAAGAAGTTTGTTACATACTTCTGACAAAAGCTGAGCATTTCTGTCAGCTTCTGCACATCACTGTGCAGATCGGACTATATCTTCACCTTCTTCAGGTGCCTGACGTGTAGTCTCTACGGATTCAGAACGAAGTCTGTAGCTGTGATTAAGAACCTGAAGCTTATGCCTAAGCTCGTTCCTTTTCTCCTCTACATCTTCTTGCTTATACAAGCGGATAAATTCAAGAGCAATCTTTGCTTGCTCTGCTTTTACCTTCAAGTAAGGAAGTACGCCAAGAATAAAACGTTCCCTTTCCTCGTTGTTGTTGATTACCCAACCATAACGGGGCTGATACTTTGGGTTTCTATTCTCTTGGTTACTCATGTACACTTTGCCTCCGAAGTTGGAAGCCATCCAGTCCAGCACTTCTTTGTTTGTGTTGGTACAGGATACGCACAGTTTGTAAACGACGTATTTCTTTTTGCTTCCATCAGCCATGGTTCTGAGGGTGGAACGGGTTCTGCATATTGAGAACGAGCCTTCACCATCGAAGAAACCTGCGAGATATGCAAGCTTTGTTTGATAAGACATTCTGTCTTTCCTCGGTATTGTCTCTATTATAGAGGTTTTCACCGATTTAGTCAAGTGTCGCTGTGTTATCTGACAGCAGCCGCTAAAGTTTTGGACTGAACGGCGAACAGACCCTTCTGCTTGGAGTCCGTGGAAGCCTGAGCAAGCCACGAAATTTCGCAGACGTTGAACAGGTACACGGGAGCCAACGCGAACGATGCCCACTGCGAGCCCGTACCGCGACCCATGGAATCGGCGTTGCCGGTTCCCTGCGAAATTGCCGCGCCAGCCTGCACGCGGAACGGCACACGGAACGATGCTCGCACGGTGCCGCCAGCGTTAGACTGGTTCGACACGGGAACATTTGTTGCTTCAGCCTTGAACAAGCTGTAGCCTGTGGTGCCATGAAAAACGAGATCTGGGATCTCTTTCGCAAAGGCGTCAAGCTCAACTGCTTCAACAGCTGCTTCGAGTAAAGGCATACTATTGTTTCTTTCTTGTGTTGCGGAAGTCCCACGTAGCAGACCTTTCTAAAGGGTCAACTGGGCTAACGCTGAGTCATACTGTTTTCATCCCTTGTTCCTTGTCGAGTTTAAGAGTCTTCGAGACCATTCTGGAAGTCGGCATGAGAGGTTTAGATGTAGCTCCGTAGTACCCTGACGTACGTCGTGCCTTGGAAGCACATCAGAGTACTGCGGAGCCACACGGGCTCCTTGACTATTTTCTCATCATCTTTACAAACCACTTCGGAGGCCAAGACCCAAAAAAATCAGCTTCAGAATCCGCCTCTAAATAACGCTGCCAATCTCTGTCATCTAATGCTTGGTAAATTTGATGACCATCTCTGCCCCATCCATAAACTTCATTGCATGCACATTCTAGTCTGTGTGGAAGAACAAAGTCTTCATAGGCCTCAGATTTTGTTGCCTTGTGCAGTGCCAATCTATGCGCACGACGCACGCCACGGTTAGCAAAACGCTTGTCTTGCTTGGCTGATACGCCGCATATTGCCATGAATGGTTGGTGCTTGTAGCTTCTGCTCATATTGACCTCCTACAGGGATCTCATATGAACCTCCTTAAAGTGTGGGCCGATTCTCACGGCCCTTCCCAGTGCGCTGGGTCCATGTTGTTTACAGCGTCTGTGCGCTGGTGCAATCAGAGCCATACACACCCGTAGCAGGTGCGTTAGTTCCGCCAGCCAAGGGAACCCCTAGGGAATACTGATAGGCTCCAGTAACCGTGTCGATGGGACCATTAGTCGCACCAGCCATCTGTACTGTTACGTTGGCGGTCGCCCCGGTGCCGGTGATGGCAACGATGGTGCCTGAAATTGAAACTGTGTCTCCGACGTTAAGGGGTTTCCCCGTACGCGAAGTTGCGAAAGGAACTACTGGCATTTGATTTTCTCCTAGGATTAACCTTAGGGATTTCAGGGTTTCCCCTAGGCACCCCCAGACCCCTTTCCCCAGAGGTTATGCCCTGAGGTTAAGCTCTTACCTGCGCCATGTTACCCATTTGTTGCTACCTTTGAGGTAACCACGGCCATTGATTTCTTCGATCTCCCAACCTTTACGTTCACGGTCCAGATCCTTAGGCTTCACGGCAACATAAACGGGCTTGCCTGCGGCTGTAGCGGTCTGCTCCACCTTGGTCTGCACGGTTTTCTTGTCGGCAGCTGCGGCCACACGTCCTGCTGCGGCACCACCGCGAGAATAGCTCGGATACATTGATTGGACTGTGCTTCTGACGAGTTCGGGAGCGAGTGATTCCACGCGTGCCTTGTGATACTCCTCGATCTTCGCACGGTCTGGGGTTGCGGCTGACCACATAGCCTTCATCTGGGCTTGGTAGGCCTTGTCGGACTTGAGGGCTGCATACAGATTGTTCTTGATGGTATTGCCCAGAGGCATCAGGTTCTCTTTGCCGTAACCCTTGAAGAATTCCATCTTCAGAAATGGAGCTAGGGATTTGCCGAGCAGTGTGTTATTAGATTTCTCTGTAGCGCTGGCTACACTGTTCTTGAAGGCTTCAGTCTGATTGGTCTTGAAGTCCGTCTGCTCCTTCAGGAATTTGGCGCGCTCTGCATCCAACTGCTTGCGCTCGGGGGAAACCACAGCTTCCGTAGCTTTCTTGTTATCGGCAGTTTGTTTATCGAACCATGCCTTCATGCCGTTCTGGCCAAGGACGATCTGCTTTGCGGCGGCGATAGCTTTGGCTGGATCAGGATCGTTCAGTGCATCCACCAGCGTAGCCAGTGCGCCATTGAAGTTGTTGGCGACCAGCTCGCTGTAGAAGTGGCCAGCGATAGCTTTGTCGTAACCCTCTTTATCATTCTTCTGTGCAGCATCCAGCATCGCGGAGGTCAGAGTTCCGAGGTTCCCTAGCTTGCCTTGGGCGCGCAAATCCTCCACAACATCCTCAATCAAAGATGCATTCTGCTCGGGATCATACAGCTTGGCGTCTGAGGCGTCAGCTGCAGCGCTCTTGTCGGTCAGCTTCTGGTACCCTTCAGGTCCGCCTATTAACTCCGAAAATTCTTTGGCCTGCTGCATGTCCTTGATGCCGCCCGGGTAGATGGCCTTGGCCGCTTCCCAACGTTCGAAGTGGCCGTGAAGAAGTTTGGTGGCAGTGATATTCGCAGGATTAGCGTCCCTGAAGGCTTTCAGGGCTGCGCGTATTTCCTTCGGTGTTTTCTCACCGAATTCCTTGGTGTCGTCTGCTTCAGTCTTGGTTGCAGCTTCCTTGGGAGACCCGTCTGAGTTGTATTGCTGCTTGGCGTCTTTCTTGGCTGCATCCGTACTGGATGTGGTATCTGTAGTTGTAGTTTCGGTAGTCGGAGTCTCTACAGTTTCTGTAGTTTCAACTACAGGGGCTTCTACTGCTGCTTCTGTTGTTGCTGCGGCTGAATCCAAGCCCGCAAAATCGATTACGCTTTCGGACATGCTTGAGTCTCCTTAACTTCCTCCAGCTTTTTGCTGGGCGCTACTGGCACTTCATTTTCTGTCGTAATGACCGTAACAAAGTGGCTGACTTTGAAAGTTGTGCCAAAGCCACTGTTGACCGCCGAGGTGAAAATCTCTCGGGACTTGGGTTGCGACAGATATGCCGCGAGTTCTTGCTCTTGTTCAGAGTCCGGTAGTACGTTGAACACTTTTACTGTAGTCTTCGCCATTCTGAGTTCTCTCCTTGAGTCTAACTTCCAAATTCTGCTGCTTCTGCCTTTCCAAACAAAACCTCAACTGTGTACTTCCCGGTATCGTCCACGTAGATCCCCATAGTGCCGCCCGGTTTAACGCTCACTTCATCGCTTTCTGGAATCCCTGAGGTGTTGCCTTCGATCTGGTTTTGCAGACAAACGATATTTGAATTGTGAGTAACGAAACACGTCAGCTTATCGCTGCGAAGTTCCTTGTCAAAGAACTCGTAGGTTCTCTGTTCGAGATCATCCAGCGACTCCCCATCAGGTATCACTGACTTTTTGTTCTCGATGAAGTACTCCAGCAATTCCTGAAAGTCTTCCTTGAGTTTTCCTCCCAGAAAACCTACGTTCCAACTGATGAGGCCTCGATCCTGCACGACAGGCAGATTGTACGCCTCCGCAATCGCATCGGCAGTCTGCACCGCGCGAAGCAGTGGTGAACTGACTACGCGTTCTACTTTGATGTTCTCATTCTTTAGTGCATCAGCTGCATCTTCAGCTTGGGATAATCCCTTGCTATCCAAAGGAGGATCTAGGCGACCTCTGAAGGACTTCTTAGCGTTGAGGGTGGTCTGGCCGTGACGCTGGCATATTGCTATGAGCTTCTTGTCGGCCATGGCCACCCTCTCCTGTTATCGTCTAAGTTGTCGTGCTGGTTGCGCCCCGGCATCACCTTGTCCGGCTGGGGGTGGTGCTGGTTGCGACTTTTCCCCGCGCAATGCGTCGGGGATCGCCTTGGCTTGTACTTTCTGCGACAGTTGTTCTGCTTGATGTTGTGCAAAATCTTGAGGTGTACTTTGCACACCTAGCTTTGCCAAAAGCTGCGTTTGAATAGGAGAAGGCATCTTATCTACCGCAACGGATATAGACTCCGAAGGGGGTTTCTGTTCAGGCGGCGGAGCATTAGCTGCAGCAATTTTCTTGGCTTGAGTGACATGTTCTTGCCAGTGGATATGAACATTCTCATATGCTGCACGTTGCTGCGGAGTTCCGTATTTGAACTTCTGGCCCTCGCTGCCGTTCAACCATTCCAAACATTGAGATGCTTCAACCGTATGCAGTTCGCTCTCGTCTTGTGCGACGGGAACGGTGCTGACTGTCGGAGGAAGTGTTTGCTCCATTTGCTGCAGTTGCTTAACCATAGCGATTTCCTTAGGGTCAGCGGGCTGTCCTGCATCCAATTTGGGTTGCATCTCAGCTGCAGCTTGCATCAGGGTCTGCTGAATCTTCAGTACTTGAGGATTGGGCATTGGGCCTGAGCGAAGCAGTATCTCCATCTCAGCTTTCTGTTTTGTGATTGATGTTGCACCGGGAACTTTGAACTTCTTCATGCGTATGCCGTCTTGCAGCACAGGCAAGTTCTCGGGTGAAAATAGCATCGCTTGCAGCGCTGGGTTCTGGCTGCTTGCATCTACCATCTTCATGAGTTTTGCTTCTCTCTGGTTCCATGACTCGGGGAATGCTGGGTTGGACTCTGGATAGCAGAGTACATTGCCAGCGAGATTCGCGGTGTTTACTGACACCACTCCGATATCCTTGAATGACTGAGAGATTTTCTGACCCTCTCGGCAATCTGCTGCGCACCCAACTGCTTGGCGTGCACATTCTGCGAAGAGGTCTTGCACATTGTTCCACGGGCACCCAACACGCTGCAAAGCCTGATCTCGTTGGATCTCGGCATTGCCCACCGTATTCTCGCCTGTGGCCGCACCGAATAGAGACGGCATGGCTCCAGTGATGACATCGGCAAGCTGTTCAATGAAGTACTTGATAGCTTCCCACATCGCTGGTTGCGGCTGTGGCGTGGGCTCAATCATGATGTACTGATCCATGGTAGTGAGCCCGGGCTGCGGCTGGAATGCTCCAGTGCTGCCGGGTACGTTGGTCTGTCCTTGGATGGCTTGGATGTCAAATGCTTCGGCATTCATCCACTTTTTGGATACTGTGCGCTTGAAATAATCGTCTAAGAGATCCACCCAGTCGTTAATGCGCTTCTGGACGGAAATCATGGAAGTCCCTAGGGCTCTTCGGTTCTGACCCTTGCCAGAGAATGGATGAGATATGGCGAGGTGCTTGTCCATGCTCTCATTACGGGCAAACGCAAAGTTTGCGCCGACCTTGACAAGGAGTGCCCCGTTAGGGAACGCCTCCATCAAGTCTGCTCTTGCTTGGTCATTGACCTTTTCGTCCATAAACATCGAGGGGCGAAACCATGTGTGCTTCACGACGGTGTGACGCTGGAATGAGTCTCCAGTTACATACGCACCGAGCACAGCTTGACGTGTGTTCTCACGGGCGATGCGGTCCAGCTCAACCTCGGACTGACCATCTCCACCCGGTTTAATCTTATCCGCAATCCATGGTGCGTATGCTTTCGCTATCGCCACATCCAAATCTTGGAAGAGCTGCACGAATTGCATGTCTTTAATGCTATCCACCGCGATGGGAACCTTGTGATCGAGCTTGCCATGCAGGGTCGTGACTTCGCGTCCCCTAGGCTTTTTGTTAGCAATTGGTTCTAACCCCTCGGGCTGACTTGCATTGCTCTGCTCACTGTCATCGTCCTCGTCTTCATCGTGGTCTTCAGTCTGCTCATCAGCAGGAGGAACTAATTGCTCCAGCACTTCATCCAATCCGTCTTGGCCTGTAGCCACTGCATCAGGTGGATTGAGGATGTCCTCTGCGGTTACCGGGGCAGTCTCTCCATCCCTGTCTCCCTCGAAGCCATACAACTGCCCATTCAATTCAAAGCGAGTCCATGCTAAAACACGATCTTCATTCCAGAAAATTCTGGCACACTCCACGAGCAAGGCGCGCAGGTTGTTGTTACGTCCCCAGATCTCTTTGAAGCGCTCGGCTTCTTCTGCGGCCACAATGTCTGGGCCGTAGTCGGGATCTGCAGGGAAGAACTCTACCTTGGGAACTTCACGCGACAATGCCGCGACGATAATGTCCCCCTTGGAGCCATACACATTCGTGTCGTAAATTGTGTTGTTGTTTCTCTGTTGACTCGCACCATACGGTGAGGCTGTGCCGGGGAGTTCGTATCCCCCGCCCTTTCGTCTAAGGAGATGTTGGTACCCTCTATCAAAATGAATCGCTTCCCAAGCTTGCTCGACTTCCAACCTGCGTGCTGCGACATCTGTCTTAGTGCAGATGATATCCAACTGCATCAATGCGCCTTTGGCTTCATCTGAGAGTTCCACGAACGGTTCCGATGACCAATCAAAAGGAGCTAGTACACCAAGAGGAGAGTCCTCGGGCTTCTCTGGCTGTTCGTAGGGCATTGCGGACGGCACGCTGCTCGCCACGCTGGTTTTTTCGTCAGCCATTTGAATTCCTCTCTAGTGATGCATCGCGGCGAAGCCTTTAGCGCTCGCCTTCATTCGTTTTACGTGTTCGCTGTCGCCCGGTTTGGGCTGCTTTTGCGCGTAGGTCAATTTCTTTCCCTCGGGAACCCCTAGGGCTCGATGGAGACCACCTTTGTTCACCTTGAAACTTCCTTTTTCTCCAAGGTCTACATTGTGTGTTTTCTTTCTCGCCATACCAATCATGACTAGTCCTTTTTCTTCTTGGCCGAGTAATTGAAACGCTTCTTTGTGTCGGGAGATGTTGTCTTCCCATGCTTATAGGTGGGAAGTTTGGAGGGTGTGGAACTTTCCCACTCCTTCAACCCTTTTTCCCCACCGAATTTCTCTGGGTTTGCATGCCCAAATGCTCTTTGTTTAGCCGAGACGAATGGCATACGTTACACCAAATCGGGGGCTTCAAAATTTCTTGATTCTGACTCTGCGCCCTGTTGTGGGTAATGTGCCCTGCGCTTCACGTCACTCGCTTGGTCTTCCCCGCCTGCTTCTAGGGACAGTTGCTCGGCGTGGCTGTGGGCTTCGTCAGATGTTGAGTGATCACTCTCACTGTTGTAGCCATCATCATGTGCAGACGAAACACGATGCGTTCCATCTTCATTGTGCGCGATGTGCACCGTATGCGCTGGCCCGTGGGACGCTACAATGGCGCTGGGAGTTTCTGCATGAGCACTGGTGGCTGTTTTGTCGTGTGGAGTTTTGTCCTTACCCATGGTGTTTACTTTGTCTTCACCATGGTCCTCCGAAGTGGAGTGCTCGTTCTCGTTTTCCTCACCGGGCTGTTTCCCGGCGTCGTAGGAATCGAATCGCTTCCCCGCGTAGATACTACCGAATTTGCGCCCCGGCTCGCGCTTGCTTTCATACATTTTTATCTCTCCTGATATTTCTCTAAGAAAGTCTCGGCATGGAAAATCCATCCGATTCCTTCTCGCCAAACATGTCGCCTTGCCCTGCGTCGGCATTAGCGCTCTTGTCTGTGTTCTCTTCGTTTGCTGGCCCAGAAAGCTGCTTTGCGGCCTCGTGCGCCTCGGTATGAGATTTGTGTTGACTGAGGTTCATGTGTCCGTCTGGATGTCTGCTCACTACGACATGCTTTCCACCTTGGTGATCGTGGTGGATCGTGACGTTTTCTGCCGGACCATGCTCAGCTGCCACTGCACCTGCATCGACGCCCTCGGGGTTCCCTAGAACATCATTGTCTGGAGCTGTGGCTTCCTTAGCCGAAAACTTGGCTTCACCCATAGGGTTAGTCCGGGGTTCTTCCTTGGGTTCTGATCCTTTTTCTGGGTTAGACTGCACTGGTTCCTTGCCCATACCTTCGTGCATTGAATCTTTTTTCTTGGCTACGTAGGCTGAGCCATACGATTTGCCGTTTTTGCTTGGAAAACTCATTACAATATCTCCTCTAGGCGTTTGATCACGGCCTCTTTGGTTTTTTCCACCCAATCCTCTGTTGTGCAGGGCATGCACGGTGCCCACCCGGCTCTTTGTGAGAGTGTCTTTTCTGCCTCATAGGAGCAACAAATTTTGAATCCATTTTTTGCTTTGGATATACTGATGTGCTCTACTTCACCCTTCTTTTCTTCAGCCACAACTACTCCTTCGCTGCAGTTGCAGCTTTCTGTGCTTGTTCCTCAGCTTCTTCCTTGGCTATTTGCGCGTCATGCTCGTCTTGCATGACTTGCCAGCGAGATTTC